TTTCAAATCTTTGTTCTTTAATCAACGTCAATCCACAATAAATAGATGTCCAAGATTTTCCAGTTCCGGCTGGGCCTTGAATTATAACAACCTTAGTATTTGGATCGTTTATAATTGAAACCAACTCTTTTTGTTTGTCGGTTAATTTGAAAGCTCTGTTTTTAAATTTGAAGTCAATCTTATTGTAGCTATTGGCGATAGCACTTTCAACATCTACTAAATTGACTTCCCGGCGTTTTCCTTTCGGAGCATTTTTAATTGCCATGTTGATATTACTTAGTCAAAATCTGAGTAATATCTATGTGTGATCACCGTCTAACCAACGGATAAATATTATATTCTTTATCCCACATGAAACAATCCAATTTCCTCTTTGGTTTGGATATTAGCTTATATTTGATAATGCTTACAACATCATCAATGGAAATCTTTTCCCCTTTCTTCTTACGCTTTAACATGAAGAATTTAAGAACCTTTTCATTCAGAGATTTCTCATATTCCCTCACGACTTGCTGTTCCACTTGTTTATATTTCTCTTGGATATTTGTTACTTCTTCAGATGGGACTCCTCGTCCACTTGACATATCCCATACAGCGTTTAAGTAATGTGTTGCCAGATGTCTAGCAATTTTAGTGGCTTCTTCTTTTTGTTCCTCAGTCATAGGACTAGGAAATGTCGCTTCATATACGTTTTTCATAATTTTTATCCTTCCAGTAAGCCCCCTTTGGGAGCAGTCTTAATATCAGCCGAATACCTCACAGCACCGCCCGTAGCTTGTCCATGAAATTCATTTAGAAGTTCGTCCATGTTGATGCTCTTGGCACCAAATACATGTTGCTCATAGATGTTTCCAATCTCCGCATTGATTCGGTCATGCCCCCAAGCATCCAAAATTGCCCCAGCAGAACCTCCGTATTTTTCTTTAAAAAACCCGCTCATATTATTATTTATTAAATTCTATTATATTTATTATTCACCACCACTTAAAATCCATTGTTCTTCCCCATTATACTTTACTAAATTTTCAATGATATTCTTACATTCATCACTATATCCAACTTCAATATCATAGATTTTAGCATCCAAATCCATGAGGCAAACAAAGGGAGAATGGGTTGCCACGATGATTTGGTATTCCTTGGACATCCTTTTCAGAAGAGCAAAGAGTTCCATCTGCTTGGGTAGGGATAATGCTCGCTCTGGCTCATCCAGAAGCAATGTCACCCTGCCCGTGCGCGGTAGGGAACGGATGTAATCGACCTCTCCAACTTGTGCGGGATGGGAAGAAACATACTTGGTGAGATCAGGAGGACTCTTGAGCATGTTGAATAGTTTGTTGAGCTTTTTCAAACGATATTGACCCGATGATGGTTTCTCAACCATTGCATCCATGTGTTCCGCTTCCGTGGTCATACCATCTTCTGATGAAATATCCTTGTGAGTGAACCATCCCCATTGGTCAATCTTTACATCCCCTTCATTATAGAAGGTTGGTGTTCCATCCCAACCCACAATACAGTCGGATTGACCGGGGGAATAGGCGCGATACACGTAAGGGAAATGACTTCTCTGCTGCGCTCCCAGAGCAAGTTCCGAAGAAATCCTAGACCATCCCGCATATCCATTGGGGATGCCACAATATGCCTTGAGCATTTTTAGAACACTGGTCTTGCCGCAGCCATTTGGACCATTCAAAATAGTTAGCCCTTCCGAAAATTGGAATTCAATTCCCTTGTGGAAATTGGGAAGCTCAGTGGCAAACCCATTTAGAATTTTAATATTTGTTATCATTTCAATCCCCAAGATGTTCCATTAAACCATTCGTGTCCCGATTTATTGTTCAGCGTTGCTTCCATGCGTTTGGGCGGTTCCAGTTGAACGGGTTGTTCTGCGATTTTTTCTGCTTTCAATCTTTCAATTGATTTTTGTTTAAGCTCTTCATCCCGTATCTCTTGTTGTTTTTGCTTTTCTTCCAATTCTTCGGGTGTCATGTATTCACCATACCATTTATTCCAAGTTCTTCCAACCAATACATTATCGTCATTATTCACAGAACTGACATGGGAATCATCTTTAAGATCATCCGTTTCGTCCGTTGTAATGAATTTGAAATTCTCATCCTCTTGCGCTTTGATTTCCACTTGCATGATAGGATTTATGGAGACATTTGAGAATGTCAAGGAATGGATATTTGTTCCGTGGAAGGATTATAAATAAAATGTTGTAAAGTCCGTTGTTGATTCCCACCAATATTAGTTAATATATATGCGTCCACATTTATAGTACCATCTCGATTATTTCCAGTAATTTTAATACCACCCACAGTATTATAACCAGCATCTTCCAATGCATACCTAATTTGGTCGGTACTGGAAGCAAGCTGTCTGTCTGGTCCTCTAACTCTTTTGGCTGTCCTATTTTTCGGATCAAATTTAACAATATATGTTGATTTATCAGCAGAGAATGTTCTACCCAATTTAGGATCACCCGTCTGTGGATCGTTTACCAACTCCCCCACTTTAATAGTTGCTGTGTATGTCCCATCGGCGTTTCGTTTCGGATTCCAATTGAGCTTTTCACCTCGCTCTTCGTGGAACCCATCTTCATGAATGTAATCCAACGTAATTTGATCTTGAGTCATTGAAGCTCTTTTAGCTTTTTCACTGGCGGAATCTCTCCATTCTTTTTGCTTTCTAATAGGTTGCATTATTTCTGGAGCTACCACATCAGCAACAGAACCAGCTAAAGATGCCAATCTAGTAGTTCTAGGAAATTTCTCTCTGAGTTTTTCTTTTGCTTTTCCAAAAGCATCCCAAAATCCCTCACTCAAAAGTTCTTTTTGTGATATTTTATTAGACATCTGCTGTTAAATTTTGATCTGCCACATTTTTAAGGGCAACATCGACAAGCGCATCCAACTGCTTCGCTATAAATCCCTTACCAATTAAAACCTTATGATCGTTATCCGCTCTATTACCAATTGAAAATGGCGTATTGGGGAATCTCTTACCCCCAATTGCACAATCAAATAAACAGATTGGACGTTCTTCCGTATTACCAGCCCCTAGATTAATAGTGATGGTATCTTTGACTGGTTTTTCTAAGCGTATGGAATTCATGGTTGTAAATCTTACTATGGGTTGGTTGGTTTGTCTGTCTTTTCCGAACTCAAGGTCTTCTCCGTGTAAAACATTGTAAGCACCATTACCCGTATCCAATTTGGCGGATATGGTTCCGACACCATCAACTACGATATCCTCTTCCAAACCGAGGATGTTTTTTTCCACAAAGAATTGCTTGAAACTTCTCATTCATTTAAATTACTGGTTTTTCATTAACATCTACGCCCATGCTTTCGTAAATCCGTTTTACGTTTTTATGTGCAGATGAAATCTCCCCAATATTTGGGAATTTTGGTTTAGGTTTATCGGGGGTGCTATGGAACATTGAATAATTATTAATCGTTTTAATCATATGTTCGATCATGTGCTTGGAGTCCATAAGAAGAGACAAATGATCTTGAGAAGAATCTGTTTTCAACGATTCCCATATAATTTCATTTTCTTCTGATTTGGATATCATATTAAAATTGTTCGAAATCATCGGCTTGCTCAAACCCCGTATTGGCGAAATCAGCCTTGGCATCCAGACGGTGCCAAACATCGGAAACGTAAGTAGATGCAATGGTGATTGCTGAAACCATCCAATCTTCAAATTCAGCGGAATCTTTCATGTCATAAAGACGCTTACCATATTCCGAAAGCTTCTTGAGTTCCGATACCAGAACCTCATTTACCTCATGCGATTCCACGGGAGCAATTGGATCAATTTGCATGACCATTCCTTGTGCTTCCCCGCCTCCAAGATCATCGTCAAGATCATCGCCAAAATCCATGTCATCGTCAAAATCGTCAATACCATCATCAGAAAAATCGTCTTCAAGATCATCGCTCATGAAGTCTTCTTCTGCGTCTTCTCGTTTAAAATTTCTTCCAGTATAGGATTCCCAAAGCACGGCATTTTCTTCTCCTTTGAATTTCATAATATTATTTAGTCCATCTGATCTAAATTATCCCGAATGTCCTGTCCTTGTTGTGCAGGACGGATAATTGGAAGAACTTTTGATTGATACAAATCCTTTGCGGTTTGTCCCGATGCTTGAATTCTCTTGATATTATCAGGTCTGCGTAGCAAATCTAGGATGTTTTCCAAAGCAATGCGATCCGTGCCACTGGGGGGTTCCATGAGAGCAGCTAGAACCACATCTTCCATGTAACGCACTTCGGCGGGAGAACTCAGGGGGATTGTCTCTTGAGGTTCTTCAGGAGGCATCTCTGGTGCAGGAGATTGTCCTTCTTGGGGTGGTGCTTGTTCCATACCAGCTTCAGGATTTTGCTCATCTTGTTCCAAGATGGTTTGGTATCTTGCGATTAATTGTAAGGTTTTAGATTTCATGTTAAACAACGTTGAATTTTTTCGCTTTGGATTTTGCAACCGCTTTTCTTAGGCTGTTGGTGTTGTTTTTATACTGTTCTACCGCTTGACCCGCAACATTATCGCGCTCTTTAGCTGCCGCTTTCGCTTTCTGTGCCTTCGTCCCAAGAAGCTTACCCATTGGGCCAAGACTTAATGCTTTTGCGCCCAATTTTTCAACTTCTCCGTCAATATCATACGAACCAACTGTTTGTTGTTCTTCCTCTGGGAGATCGCCCATATCTTGACGGGCTTGCATACCCACAGCTTCCAAAATAATATCCCCTTGTTCCGCATGAAGGATGATTTGGGAACCTTTGGAACTGAAAGGGACTTCTTGTTCATAAAGGAAGAATTTCGCCTGAAATGCCGCATCCATCTTGGATTGGTTGGCAGGATCGTGTTGTTCTAAAATCTCAAGAAATTTGCTCATAATACTATTTAGATTAATGATTGAAAATTATCATTTTGTTTACCACATCTTGAAAGTATTTTTCATTTAGGAATGTCAGACCTTCCTTTTCCAGATATTTGGAAATCTTGCGGAACGATGGGGGTTTGCGATCCGAAAATGCCATTTCCAATCCAGAGATGGTGGAACAGTCCCGAATATCAATCAGGTATTTTAAATGCTCCAAATCATAATTGGCTTCCCAAATCCTTATCTTGAAGATTCGCCGGATTTTAGCCAAAAGTCGATTGCGGAACTTGTCCTTGGTAAGAGCATTGGAAAAGAAAATGAAATCCGTGTGGGTGTTGTATTTCAGGAATTGTGTTGTGGTCTTGATGAACTCGTGGGTGTATAATTTTTGGTTATTGCGCTTGGAGAAATCAAAGGTGGTGGTCAATCCAAGGGATTCCAAAAGGATTGCGAAATTTCCATTCGTATCCCGAAATATCTCATCAATGTCGATGATCTTTCTATTTTGAAATTGAATCCTTGTCACAGCTTCAAAATAGCAGGATCACGTTCAATGTCAACAAATCCTTTGGGTATCTTCGAAATCCTAACATTTAGAATGCCATTGTAGAATCTTTGATCCATTAATGAATTGGTTTTGATCTGCCACAGTAGTTCCGAATACGTCATATGGAATTTTGAGTAACACACCTCTATCACTTCCCTTGAAAAATGCTCAATCCCATATTTCTCAATATCATTCAGGAGTTCTTTGGACGATCCCCAATACTTCTCCACATCATTGTCCACAAATGAAATGCGATTGCGTGTCTTACCTTTCAATGGTTTGCGCTTCACACGCTTGAGAAGCTGTTTCTTACCGATGTAATATTTGCGTGTAGATTCTGGATGATTGTTGCGGATGAGGTAAACAAATCCCACAACACCTTCCGTATCGGTTGGGAAATTCTTCCAAGTGGTGATTTGTGGGGCGGTTTCCAAAATTTTTTCCATTTATATTTAATTATAATTAATCTAAATCAATATCTAATGATAAGCGTTGGTACGCTTTGGTAAGCTGATTGATTGTATTTATTAGAATTAATTTTTTTTTCTTTGTTTCTTTCTTTAGTTATCTTTAATCATAGTTAATATCTAATCAATATCTAATAATAAGCTAATTAATTATAAGGTATTGACTTTTGAAATAGTCATGTTAAGGTATAGGGAGGAGGGTGGGAATAGATGAACAATAATTGAAAAAACTTGAAAATAATTCATATTACACTATTGACAAATCAATATGGCGAATATAATTAGGGGTGGTGGGCGGGCTTGGTCTTATGTACAAAAATTATTGTTTCTGAACACGCTTTTTCTTACGTTTCTTACCTTTTTTCGCACTCAATTGACCACTTCTCGTAGTGATTCCCATTCCATACGGGTTTCTGGCATCCCCCGGTGCAAACCAATCCGTGTTCTCCATTCCAGCATGACCCGCAATATCACCACCAAACGCACCACCGCTTGTCATATCCTCATTAAGCATTTGTTGATAAATATTTGCGATATTCTTTTCATCCTTGACACGAGAGTATTCCATGTTACTATTTAATATATGTCGCTTGAGTTGATTAAAAAATACCAAACACAATTCGAAGAGTTCGTTAAAATTGACGACTTCACGCTGGAGGGTGTCACTAAGAGAGTTCCCGCAGAGAAACATTTCTGGGTATGCCGTCTAATCGATGCGAAGATCGAAAAGGACAATCTCTACAAGCTCAAGGCATCCACCAAGCACACACTTCAGAAGAAGCTGATGGAGGAGTCTCCAGTGGCTCTCAACAAGCAAGTGATGGACGATCTGGACAAGACCCCATCGCTGGAGAACATCAACCAGAAGATCAAGGAACAAGAGTATCTGGTGGAATATCTCGATAGGGTGGTGAGTCTGATCACTTTCATTTCCCAAGATATTAAAAATATAATCAGTATCAAGACTCTCCAAGAATCTTAAATGATAACCCTTGACTACAAACCATCCAAAAGGCAGGGGCAGATCATCACCGATTCTGACACCCTTGGGATGATTCGTAATCATTTTTCCGCCAAGAATGATGGGGCATTCTTCGCCAAGAAGAAAGGACATCGGTTCGTCAAGGATCGCAAGTATGCCATCACACCATCTGGTTTGTTTGATTTTGGATTCCATGGGGAGATTCTGAAATATCTCAGGGATAACCAGATCACCGATATATCCCTAACTGATGATTTCAAGAAGAGATTGAAGTGCGGGGTGGTGATTGAGGAATTTTGGGATGATTTGAAATACGATGCCCGATATTATCAGAAGGATTCAGTGATTGCTGGTCTGAAAAAAGGATTTGGGACGTTTCTACTTGCGACATCTGCCGGAAAATCTCTGGCACAGGCACTTCTCATAGAAAATTATACGAGAAACGTATCAAATGATACATTCAAATGTCTCATAGTAGTCCCCGGTCTATCTCTTGTGAACCAATTACAGGGTGATTTTGAAGATTATGGCGTGACATTCACGTATTCAGGATGGACAGGAGGGACGGAACCGCAGGATACCCAAGTTGTGATATGCAATTCTGAGAACCTTCTTTCTCAATTTACCGACAATCCATGGATTTTGAGCGTAAATCTGCTCATAACCGATGAATGTCATAAAATTTCAGCCGATAATCAGATTTCCAAAATCATAAACAAAATCCACACTCCCAATAAATTCGGTTTCACGGGAACCCTTTCTGATAAGCCCATTGATCAATGGAAGACAATTGGAACATTTGGCTCCGTGATATATGAGAAGAAATCCAAAGAACTTAGGGATGAGGGATATATTTCTGATGTGGAAATTACGTCTCTACAACTCAATCACCCAAAAACCAAAAAATTTAAATATAAAGATGAACTGGAATATCTATACAAACACGAAAAAAGAAATCAAATCATCGCTAAATTATCTGATGCACTTATTGGTAATACCCTTATCATGGTTAATCACCTTGATCATGGGGATCAGTTATTACATATTGTGCGTTCCCGATCTGATAAGAGAGTGTTCTTTGTTAAGGGGGAAATGGAAGTCGAAGAAAGAAAGAAAATAATTGACATGATGGAAAAGAATGATAATATCATTTGTATTGCAATGGCATCCATTTTTTCAACTGGTATTAATATCAAGAATCTCCCAAATATCATATTTGCGGGACTTGGTAAATCATTCATTCGGGTCGTGCAATCCATTGGTCGGGGACTCCGGTTGCATGATAACAAATCCAAGCTCCGCATCATTGATGTATCAGATAATTTAAAGTATTCTTATTCCCATGCGTTACATAGGCAGGAGATTTATGATAAGGAACAGATCGTGTGGCGATCTAAAGAAATTGCTATTAATATATGACGGAAAACAAAAACGCTAAGAAACCCCATTATGTCAATTCCAAGCTCTTCAAACAGCAATTGGTTGAGTATTATGAAACGGGGGAGAATTTGGATGAATTGGGTGTCCATTTGATGAATATTGCGGAGGGATTGTCATACAAGATCAATTTCATCCGTTATTCCAAGTCTTGGAAACAGGAAATGGTCGGGGATGCGGTGTTGAAAATGTATGCAGCTTTGGAAAAGAAGCTCTATAACATCGAATCGGAATACAACCCATTTTCCTATTTCAACCGCATTGCTTGGAACGCTTTCTGTAACCGCATCAAGAAGGAAAACGGTCAACACAAGGGTCTGGAGGATTACAAGGAGATGGTGTATATGGAAAGCATGAGTGGGCCGGATTCCATGGGACATGTATATGTGAAACCGAATTTGGAGGGAGATGAGTATGATGACGAATAGCATGAACTTACAACAAATTAAATCGCAAGCATCTCTTGATCAGAGATTGTTGATTGAAAAAGTGGAAGGATTGATTCGATCAGAATACGACAAGGATGAATTATTGAACGAAGTGAGAAAGGATTATCTCGACAGGGTTCAGCAGAAATCTGCTAAAATTATTGATCAATATACACCGTCTTTTGGACGAGATATGATGTGGAGAGATAACTACCACATTGAAAGTTTTTTCCGAAATATTGGAGATGTGCTTAATGAAACAGCAAAAGAATATGATAAAGAAAAATAAAGTAGCATTATTTTCAGACCTTCATTTGGGTCTATATGGAAATTCGACGGAGTGGCATGAGATAGCCTTAAAATGGGCTGATTGGATCGTCGCTGATTTAAAGAAAAAGAAGATTTCAGACATCTTTTTCCTTGGTGATTTCTTCCACAACCGTTCGGAGATTTCCGTTCAGACAATTCACGTTGCATCCGAATTGATCGCCAAATTCAAGAATTTCAACCTCTTTATGGTGATTGGCAACCACGATGCGTTCTACAAGAACCGTTCCGATGTCCATAGCTTGGGATTCCTCAAGGGTCATGATAACATCACCATCATTGACCAGAATTTGGAATTTGATGCGTTTGGTAAGAAATTGCTATTCGTTCCATGGAACCATGAATTGCCGGAAGGTAAATTTGATCACATCTTTGGACACTTTGAAATTCAATCATTTCAGATGAACAATTACAAGGTTTGTGATCATGGATTCCAAGTTATGGATTTCCTAGCATCCCGAACAACCAACGTTTGGTCTGGTCATTTCCATACTAAGAGTATCAAGAAATACAATGAGGGAACAATCCGCTATATTGGCAATACCTTTCCCCACGATTTCAACGATTGCGGAGATGATAAGGGCTATCACATTCTGAATCTGGAAGATGATTCGGTGGAATTCGTGAAGAATACGGTGTCTCCAGAATTTATCAAAATTCCCCTGTCCAAGATTAAGGACTACAAAGCGGAGGATGTGGAAGGAAACATCGTAAAGCTGATCATTGACAAGGAGATGGATGATGATAAGGTGGAGAAGTTAAAGATTTACCTGTCCAACTTTGCTCCATTCCGCCTCACAACGGAATACAACGTGGCAACCAAGACAATCGGGGATGTTGAACAGGTGGATTCCATTGATATTGTGGGAATGTTTGACGAGTTCTATGAACAATTGAATTTAGAACCAGATAAATTGGTAAGAGTTAAAAAAATCAACGACGAATTGTATGAAAAGTGTAGATGAGGAATTTCCCGTAAAGGATGGTTATATTCGGGTGTATGAAGACCACACTGGTAGGTGGTATAAGGATTACACACAGGAAGAATATGATGAAGCGTTCAATTCAATTGAAATGCAAATATTTCGTGATATTATTCAAGAAGAGATTGATAAAGAAGTTATCCAAAAAATGAAACAATGCGGATGATAAAATAATATGAGACGAATAATTTATAAAAATTTAAAAGGTCAAAATTTCCTCAGTGTGGGAAATGACCAAATATCGGTTGACTTCCAATCAGGATTTAATCTGATCACTGGTAGGAATATTGATAATCCAGATCGTGTGAACGGTATTGGAAAATCAGTTATGGCCGAACTTTTCTATTTCGCATTATTCGGTAAAACCATCCGTGAAATTAAAAAGGATTTCATCATCAACAACATCACCAAAGGAAAGGGTGCCATTGAGCTTACGTTCGACGTAGAGACGGAGCAAGACGTTCAGACATACACGATAAAGCGGCAAGTCAAACCAAGCACTGTGACGCTTCTGAGATGCGAGGAAGACATCACCAAGGATTCCATTGCCAACACCGACAAATTCATCTGTGATTTGATCGGTTCCAATCCTGTGATTTGTCGTAGTTGTGATATTTTATCTCTTTCGGATAACATCCCATTCATGGCAAAGAAACCTGAAGAGAAGCGCAAGTTCATCAATGACATTTTCTCTCTGGAAGTCTTTGGTAAGATGAGCAACGAATTGAAGACTTTGATTCGTGATAATAAAGGGGAGATGAACATTTCTTCTGCCAAGTTGGAAGAAATCAATAACACATTGGAAACCCTAAAC